AGGGGAGCAGGCATGGATCAGGGTTGATGCCATCCCGAACCATGCACGCCTCTTCGTACTTCTCATTGCAAATTGATTCCCCTTCGTGGTCGGCCGTCGTCGTGTACACCTCAAGGCCCTGGCGGCGTGTCGCCATCGAAGTGCTGATCGCTTCAATCAGTTCACCGTTGGGGTACGCGTGGATCTCGTCCACATCGAAGGTGAAGGTCTGGAAGGGACGCCCTACCTGCTGGAGCCTCACGAGGTTTGCATTGTTGCCAACCTGTTTGGATGGATAGACCCGGTGACCGGGTTCCGTCGCTACAAGGAGTTGTTTTACTACGTGCCCCGGAAGAACTCAAAGACCACATTGGCGGCTGCCATCGCGGCTATCGTGCTATTCACGGACCTCGCGTGGCGCATGCAGATGTACTCCTGCGGTGCGGACCTTGACCAGGCGGCGGTTGCCTACGACATTCTATGCGCGCAGATCGAGGCGAGTCCAGAGTTGTCCGAGCGCGTGCGGGTGTTTGGCAACCGGCAGGGCATCGTGCTCCTGGCGGACGGGAGCAAGTTTCGTCCCTTGAGCTCGAAGGCCAAGAGCAAGCACGGGAAGAATACCCACTTCGTTTTGTACGACGAGATCCACGCCTACCCCAACGGCGAACTGATTGAAGCAATCAGTACGTCCATGGCGACACGTCGGCAGGGCCTTGAGGTGTACACCACGACGGCAGATCACGAAGGGGAATCGATCTGTAACGAGAAGTACGAAGAGGCGTGCATGGTTCGGGACGGCATCAACCCCGATCCCTGCTTGTTGCCCTTCATCTACGAAGTGCCACCCGAGGTCATCAAGAACGATCCCGACTACTGGACCAAGGAAGAATGGTGGCGGCACTGCAATCCGCTCTACGGCAAGAGCGTGCAGAAGTCCTATTTTCTGCGACTGGTGGCAAAGGCCAAGCGCAATCCGCACCTGAAAAACAGCTTTCTCCGGCTGCATTTGAACGTCCGGACCAGCTCTACCGAGCGCATGATCGACGCCGACAAGTGGGCGCTCAACGATGGGGACTACCACCGCGACGATTTCAAGGGCCAGATAGCCGTGGGTTGTGCCATCGACCTGGGCATGACCTCGGATATGTGCTCCCTGTGCCTGCTCTACGGCAACAGTGCCGAGGGATTCCGGGCTATCTGGTGGCACTGGATTCCCCGCAAGGCGGCGCTGGACTACCAGGAGACGAAGCAGATCCCCTATGAATTGTGGGAGCAAGGCGGCTGGGTGAAGATCACCGAGGGCGACGAGATCGACTATGACCTGATCCGCGACGACCTGATCGCCATCAATCAGGAGTGGCCCATCGCCGAGCTTGCCGTTGATCGGCTGTTCCAGGGCGCTCAGTTGTGTCAGCAGCTTGCCAAATTGAAATGGAAGATCGTCGAGTTCGGGCAGGGCTACTACAGCATGGCCGCCCCCACGGCATCCTTCCTGGGCTTCGTCAACCGGGGCAAGTGGGGCCACGGCAACAGCCCGATCATGAAGTTCCAGGCACAGAACGCGGTGGCGGAGCGCAACGTGAACGAAGACATTAAGCCCAGCAAGAAGAAAAGCGCGAGCAAGATCGACGGCATTGTAACCGGCGTCATGGCTACGGGCATGGCCGTTCGTGAAGTGGTCGAAGAGGGCCACGCCTACCAGAACCGAGGCATGCTCAAACTGGAAGCGCCGAACGCAAGGCGAGGCGTGCCGAAGGTGCGGGACAATGACGACCTGCAAGTCTTCCGGATCACGCGCAAGGAACTGAATGAAATCGAAGCCGCCGACCACTGGGATAGCGCGTTGCGCGCCGTCTTCCGGCGGTACGGATTTGACGTAGAAGACCATCGACCAAACCCCTGTGACGCCTGTGAGTTCACAGCTTGGCCCCTGGTGGAAACTTAACCGAAGAGATAGAGGAAAAGAAAATGGAAGCAAACACAAGAATAGTAACGATCTCGGTAGTTTACGAAGAAGCAACATTGATCGCGATGGCCAGCAATATTAAGGGGCAGCACATCGCCAAGTTTCAGACCATGCAATCAAGGCCAGGCTTCCACGAAGAGATCAAGGCGCTTGCAATTGGATTCCTGGAGGCCGTTGCCGAACGTGATGCACTCATAGCCGCCCACGGCATACAGGCAACGGCTAAATAATGACACACAAGCCACCGACAATCGATGCCGATTTCGTTCGCTACCCGCGAACCCTTGGCGGCAAGCCTGCCCCGCCGCCGGTCGATATGGAGGCCGCCGCGAAGGCCGCTTCGGATGACTATATCCGTGGCGACTGGCGGGAGAAGATGGTGAACGATGCAATCTTGAAGGACTTCTACGAGAAAGAAGCCCATGCGTTCATGTTCGGAAACAGGAAGTGAGACGACAATGAACTGTCCGAAATGCGAGAGCCCGCGCACGATGGTGGACGCGACCAGGCACCGCCAGGCCGACGAGGGGCCGCACCAAACCATTCGCATGCGTCGCTGCCTGCGGTGTCGATTCCGCTTTCGGACAGTGGAGGAATGGTTGCCAGGAGAATTCCCTTGGCGTCCATGGAGAAAAGGCGAGGGTGAAACCGGCTAAAAAAAGTTGCAACAGATATGTTGCACCCGAAAAAACCGTGATAGCTTTGACCCTATGGCATGAGGCCATGGGGTTTTTCGTTTGTTTGGACTGTCCAACATATTCAGTGCGGGCCGCAAGGCGCGGGAGATTAGCATCACCTCTTCCCGCGATCTGCTCAAGCACATGAATCAGGCGAACAGTTTCGCCGGGGTGTCGGTGACGCCCTTGCGCGCCATGCAGCAAGCGACGGTCTTCTCGTGCGTGAAGGTTCGCGCCGAGACGTTTGCCCAGTGCAGCCCCGTGATCTACGAGCGGCTTGCCGATGGCGGAAAGCGCCGGGCCGACAATCATTGGATGGCGAAGCTACTCCGCGAGCGCCCGGGTGAGGGCTATACCCCTTTCGAGTTTGCCGAGAAAGTGTCCATGGATCTGGACCTGCGCGGCGACCACTTCAGCTACATGGTCCGGGCGGACGATGAAGTCAAAGAGTTCATTCCGCTCATGCCCGAGCATGTAGAGGCTAAGCGCAATCCCGACACGCGCAAGATGGAATACCGCGTCCAGGGCCTTGAGGTAAAAGGCAAAGACGTTTTTGGCAGCAAAGAGATCCTGCACGTTCGTGACCTGAGCATTGACGGCGTGAATGGCCTTTCGAAGATCTCCCAGTGCCGTCACAGCATCGGCCTCACCATGGCCTGCGAGCGCCACGGCGCAACCGTATTCAAGAACGGCGCGGCCCCCAGTGGCATCATGGAGTTTCCCAGCGAGCTCACGGATCCACAGCACAAGCGCCTACAGAAGGACCTTGACGAAAACTGGAACGGGCTCAAAGCCAACCGGACCATGATCCTCGAAAGCGGCGGCAAGTTCTCCGTGGTGTCTGTCGCGAACAAAGACGCCCAGTATCTGGAGACCCGGCAGTTTCAGCGGTCCGAGATTTGCGGTATCTTCCGGGTTCCGCCGCACATGATCGGCGACCAGAGCCGGAGCACCTTCAACAACATCGAGCACCTATCCCTGGACTTCATCAAGTTCGGCACGGTGCCCGAGTTGCGCCGATTCGAAAGCGCGGTGAATTGCGGGATCCTTTACGGCACGCCGTTCTACCTGGAATTCCTCGTTGACTCGCTGGTCCGTGGCGACCTCAAGAGCCGGATGGAATCCTACGGCAAGGCGATCCAGACCGGGATTATGACGCCCAACGAAGTGCGCGCCAAGGAAAACTTGGAGGCCGACGACTACGGCGACGACCTGCTCATGATGGCGAACGTGGTTCCGCTGCGCCTGGCAGGCCAAACAACCCCGTCCCCCGCGCCGATTGAAGATGCCGAGGTCGTGGAAGACGAGACCCCGCCCGAAGAGCCCACCGACGAGGATGTGCCCGATGCCGTTTAAATATTTCAGCTTCAAGGTGGACGCCGAGAGCGTGACCGAGGCCGGTGAATTCTCCGGCTACGCGAGCACCTTCGGCAACAAGGACCAGGGCGGCGACATCGTCATGCCGGGTGCCTTCGACGCGTGGCTGTCCGTCTGGAATGAGTCCGGCGATCCTCTGCCCCTCCTGTGGCAACACGACGGGCGCGATCCCCGTGGTGTGCTCCACACCCTTACCCCGGACGCCAAGGGCCTGTTCACCAAAGGCCAGTGCAACATGAATACCGAGGCGGGCCGCGATGCGCGGGAGTACTTGCTGCAAAAGGCCGTGACCGGTTTCAGCATCGGGTATGACATCTACCCCGGCGGCATCCAGTACGACCCCAAGCAGGATGCCTACCTGTTGACTGGCATTGAGCTTTGGGAAGTCTCCCTCGCTACGTTCCCGATGAACCGGAGCGCGCGCGTGGAGACCGTGAAGAGTGTATTAACGCGGGGCGGCGAACCGACCTTGCGAGATATTGAACGGGCCTTGCGCGAAATAGGCTACAGCGGGAAGCAGGCGAAAGTAATCGCCAAGACGGCCAGCGAGATGCTGGGTGTCCCCGACGATGCCCACCGGGATGGTGACCTCGACGAGTCCGAAGCAACAGCAATCAAAGAGCGGCTCGACGCCCTCATGTACACGAAAGGATCCGAGAATGTCTAAAGACATCCTGGAAAAGATCGACGAACTGGGCACCACGTGGAACCAGTTCAAAAAGGAAATCGAGACCCGCCAGGCGGAACTCGAAAAGAAGGGCCATGCTGACCCCGTCTTGATCGAGAAGATCGAGAAGATGAGTGTGGCCATGGCCGACATGGACGCGCAGAAGACCGAACTTGAAACCCAGCAGAAGCTGGTGGAAAAGCTCAAGGCCCGCACCGACGAAATGGAGCAGCGCCTCAACACCCCCACCAGCACGGGCGGCAAAAGCGACGGCCACAAGACCGTCACGCCCGACGAGGTCCGCAAGAAGCAGCTTGAATACATCCGCACCGGCAAGCGCGGTGCCTGCGAGTACGTCAACGAGCAGCTTGCCGAGCACGCCAAGAGCCTCAACCTGACGGTGAGCGAGGAAGGCGGCGTGTTTTACTCCGTGACCCACGACACCGACATTCAGCCCCTGGTGCAGGAAATCACCCCCATGCGCCAGATCGCCACGGTTGTCAACATCAGCACGTCGGAATACTCCGGCATGGCCGAGACCGGCGAACTCGAATGCGGTTGGGTTGGTGAGCAGGAAGAGCGCGAAGACACGGACGGTCCGACCTTCGCCGAGCTCACGATCCCGGTGCACGAAGTCTACGCCCAGCCCATGGCCACGACCAAGATGCTCGAAGATTCCGAGTACGACATCGAGGGCCAGCTCAACATGCTGTTTGCCCGCGGCTTCGCGAAAAAGGAAAACACGGGCTTCATCACCGGCAACGGCAAGAAGCAGCCCCGCGGCCTGCTCACCTACCCCACCAGCCTCACGCCCTCGGGCCGCCAGATCCTGCACGTGGTAACCGGCGCTTCCGGCGCCTGGGCCAGTTCCGATCCCCACCTCGTGTTGCTTGGCCTGCCCGAGAAGCTCAAGGCCGAATACCGCGCCAACAGCCGGTGGCTCATGAGCCGCGCGCGCCTGGCCGAAGTGATGGCCTTCGTGGACGGAAACAAACTCCCGATCTGGCAGCCCAGCTTCCAGTTGGGCACGCCCTCCAACCTGGTGGGCTTCCCCGTCCAGCAGTGCGAGGACATGCCCGCGAAGGCGGCCAATTCGCTGTCGGTTGCCTTCGGCGACTTCAAGCGCGGCTACAAGATCATCGCCCGCCGTGGTCTGGTGGTACTGCGCGACCCGCTCACCAAGAAGGGCTGGGTGAAGTTCTACGCCACGGCCCGAGTCGGCGGCGACGTGGCCGATACCGAAGCGTACCTGGCGCTCAAGTTCGCCTAACCCTTCGCCTGACTGATTGACCGAAACCAGAATCAGGCCATTGGCCTGGGAGACATAGTATGAAAGACATGGACTCGACGACCGTCGTCGTAGAGGGTATCAATCCCATCGTCCAGACCTTCGCGGTCGGTGCGCTCAATACGGGCAACATCGACACGCAGGGCTTCGACGGCGCGCTGCTCGTGGTGCACGTTGGTGCCAAGCACGCGTCCGACACCCTGAACAGCACGAACAAGATCACGATCCTGTTCCAGGACGCCGAAGACGACGGCACCGGCGCGCCCGGATCGTATGCCAATGTGGACGAAGTGGACATCGTCGGTGCCACACCCGCCAGCGGTGTGGTGCTCACTATCGACGACGCGGCCAAGTGCGCCATGGTGCACCAGTTCGGCTACGTGGGCGACAAGCGCTTCATCAAGGCGACGGCGACCCCTGCCGGTACGATTGCCAACGGCGTTCCTATCGCGATTGAGATCGTGAAGGGCTACCCGAACTACGTGCCCGCCAGCTAACTCTTTCCTTCTGCCTGGCCTGTAGCCATGTGGATTCTCTTGGGAGGGTGGCGGTCCGAAAGGGCCGTCACCTCTCTGGAGACCGTAAGAAATTTCAGGAGACCTACCATGCCCGAGTACGACATCAAGACGACCTTTGACGGTGCGATCTCCGGGTGCTACGTGAAGCACTTTGAGGCCAATACCACCGTCGAAATCAACGACCCCGACCTGGAGGCCGTCGCCCTGAAAGAGGGCTGGATCGAGCCCCATGTCGAGATCGAGGAAGTGGACGAAAGTCAGTTCCCCGAAGACTACGCCCTTTTCATCGTCCTTCAGGAGATTCAACTCCCTGGCCCGGACGGCACCCCCGCTGGCGACATTTTGCCAGTAGGAGAGGAATTCGGCATGTCCGCAGCGGACGCTCAGGAATGGATCGAGGCGGGCCTCATCAAGGCGAAGCCCGAACCCGAACCCGACGACACCAAGGCCGCGCCCAAGGCTCCCAAGAACAAGGCCGCGAAGGCCGCGCCCAAGGTTAAGGACAGCGCCCCCGAATGAGCCTGGTGCAGACCATAGCGCCGGAGAGCGAGCCGGTCAGTCTCGAAGAGGCCAAAGCGCACTGCAACGTCGAAGCCGACTTTGTGGAAGACGACGACCTGATCGGGATCTACATTGCCGCTGCTCGCGAATCCTGCGAGGCGAGGACAGGCCGCCAGCTTGTTCCCGCCACCTATGCCTTGCGCCTGTCCGGCTTCCCCTGTGGTGACACCATCGAGCTTCCCAAGCCCCCGCTGGTGTCTGTGTCGGAAATTACCTATGTGGATGGCGACGGCGAAGTCCAGACCCTGAGCACGGACGTGTACGAGCATGACCCCTACACGACGCCGGGCCGCGTGGTCCTCAAGTACGGCGAGAGCTGGCCCACGACACGAAGCCAGCGCAACGCCGTGACCATCACCTTCGTGGCCGGTTACGAGCCTGGCGACGGCGACGTGAGCACCGTTCCGAAGCTACTCAAGCAGGGGATGCTCATGCGGATCGCGCACTGGTACGAGAACCGCGAAGAATCCGCACCCGTGAACCTACTTCCGGTTCCTGCCGGAGCGGACTACTGCGACCGGCTCTATCGCTTTTCCGGAGCACTGAACATTGACGAACTCGGCTTGAACGACTAAGGACACAGCCATGCGAAACAAGAACAAGTCGGACCGGTTGATCCGGATTCCGGCGGCCATCAGCAAAGAAGACCTGGAGCAGGTCGGGCCCCTGTACGGCGCGACCAACGCCGGGCAGTTTGCCGGTAACCCTCCGGGCACGCTGCGCCTCCAGACCTTCGCCGGAAAGTACAGCCCGAGCGCGGGCAAGTTCCTCGGCGAATACCGATTCACCGCGACCGATTCACCGGGCGAGCAGGTATACCACTCGCTACCCGGTGCGCCCGGCGAAGCCCATATCAAACGCGGTCGCAAGGCCGTCGAACCCGAAGAGGTAACGACCCATGTCTGATATGCAATTCACGACCTCGGTCAACGTGGGCGGCCAGAGCCGGACCTACCGCAAGACCGCCACGGCGACCGACCCCGTCAACATCAACGCGGGCCCCATCACCGTGCCGAACGGCGCGACCAATCAACTGATCTCGCTTTCCGGCGTGGACATCAGCCAACTCAAAGGCGTCTTCATCGGCTCGAATCAGGATGTGCTCGTTGAGTTCAACAGCAACGCCGGGTCGGGTGGCTCGCTCAACCTCGAATCGAACGTGCCCTACATGTGGCAGGTGGGCGACGTAAACGCGCTGCTCATCACGGCGGACATTACCGGCGTGTACGTGACCAACGCGAGCGGTGCGGACGCCGAACTCTTCTTCTACTTCCTGCACGACGCCACGCCGTAATGATCGAACCCGAAGCAAGCACGGCAGAACTTGAAGCCCTTCGCACCGCTGCGCTGGATGGTGGCAACAACGAACTTGCTACCTACTTCAAGCACCGTATTTTGGAGCGACTTATGCTGGTTGCTCTGCGACGAGAGAAAACGTAATGCGCTCCGGACGCCTGACAAAGCGGATCGCCATCGAGAACCGCGACACCACCACAACCGCTTCGGGCACTCCGAACGGCGGGTGGGCGCTATTTCTCAGCGTCCGCGCAGGCATCAAGGAAGTGGACAGTAGCGAGCAATACGAAGGCGATCAGAACGTGGCCAAGATAACCCATGAAGTGACAATCCGGTACAAGGCTGGCATCACGCGCGCCATGCGCGTGGTGTGGGGCACCCGCATTCTCAAGATTCATGGATTCGTCAACGACGAGAAGAATCGCGAGATCGTTATGAAGTGCGAGGAGCGCGTCCAATGAGGCTCCGGATCACAGGTGACGATGAACTGGTAGGCCGCTTGCAGGCCCTGGACAAGGCGGGGACGCGCATCACGAAGCGGGCCCTTGCCATTGCCGTGCAGCCGATTATCACCGACGCCAAGAACCGCGTTCGCCCTACGTCGCCCACCATCGCGGACGCCATCGACTTTGAGCAGAAGCTCAAGAACAAAGGGCAATACCACTACATCCGGATCGGCGCGACGACCGACCAGAGCAATACCACGGTGAAGGCGCGAATTAACCCGATCACGGGACGGACCAAGGCCAAGTGGCACAACCCGAGCAAGACCGCGCACCTCGTTGAACTGGGCACGAAGCCGCACAACATCCGGCTCTACGGCAAGATACAGATCAAGCATCCCGGCGCGAAGCCACGGCCCCACTTGGTTCCGGCCATCGAGGACAACTCGGCATTGGTCGAGGCGGTGTTTGCGCGCGAGGCATGGGCGGGTATCGAGCGCGAACTGAATAAGCGCGCCAAGCGGGCCAAGCGCATCCAGAAGAAGGCCGACAAGTTGCTGGCCCAGGGAGGTGACGAATGAGCACCCTCCGGCCCGAGACCGCCCTGCGCGCCATCCTCCTGGACAACGCCGACATCGTGAACCGCATCGGTGACCGACTGACCCGGAGCGTTGCGCTGCAAACCAGCCCGCACCCCTTCGGCATATTCGCCCGGACGAAAACCGATCCGCACTACACGATGGACAGCAGTTCCGACCTGCGCGAAGTCGATGTGATGTTCGCCTGGTACGACACCGACTTCGACGCGCTCGACGCCCTGATCCAAAAGGCAGAGGAAGTGCTATCCGGCTGCACCGGCGAGGTGGCCGTGGAAGACAAGTCCATCCACATCGACACCGTCTATCTGACCGACGAACGCGACGGCGATGTGCTCGCGGCGGACGGATCCGGCGAACCGCTTTGGTGTATCGAACAGATTTTTAGAGTGGCCTACAACCTGAATATGGAGACCTAAGACAATGGCTATTACTGCACGCACCGGCACGGGAACAACCCTCACCTTCCTGGGCGGATTCACGGCGAAGTTCATCGACAACGTTGAGCCCTTTTCCGAAGAGGTTGGTGACATCGAAGCCAACACAATGGATACCGAAGATTACGCACAGTCGATTCCCGAGGACTTCATTAATCTCGGCGAACTGACCGGCACCATCGAGTACGACCCCGAAGAGACTCCGCCCGCCCTCCGCGTGGTTGACACCGTCACGATCAACCCCAAGGGGCTCGGCGCTGGCAGCCTCATTCGCGGCACCGGCTATTTCAAGAAGTTCACCCCCAGCCTTCCGATGAACGGCAAGATGACCGCCGATATCGCATGGAAGTGGAACGGTGACGAGTTCGCAGTCAACGCAAGCTAAGGAACGATCATGCTGAACAAGACCGACATTCTGAGCATTGGCGCTGGCCGCAAGACCAAGAAGATCGCGGTGAAGCCATGGGGCGGCGACGTGCTTCTTCGCGGAGTAAGCGCTGGCGAGCTCGATCACATTGAGGCCATCGAGGCGGCGTTCGAGAAGGACCCGCTCACCGTGACCTCGCACCTGCGCGCGCGCGCCTGCTCCTACTTCCTCGCGAACGAAGACGGAACGCGGATGTTCAACGACGACGAGATCGAGAAGCTGAACAACCTGGCCGCCGCGGGCCTGACTATCGTTTACCGCGAGGGCATCAAGTTCAACCGGCGCGCGACGGTGGAGGAAGTGGAAAAAAACTTCGAGCCGACCCCGAAAGAGAACTCTGGCACGAGCTAGCCCTGATCCTCGGCGGTCGGACAGTAGAAGAGTGGAAGGCGGTGATGAGCGCGGACGAATGGGCCGACTGGAAAGCGGTTGATTCCATCAGCCCGATAGGCCGAATTCGCGCAGACCTGCAAGCGGCCATCATCGCGCAGACCATAGCGAACTGCCACCTCGGCAAGAACCAGCGCGCGTTCAGTCGGACGGACTTCATGCCGTTCTACGAGCAGCCAAAGCAGACAGACGACGAGATCGGAACGATGCTCCTCCAGTGGGGGCAGCGCACGAAAGCCGCGCTAGACGCGAAGAACAAGAAGAAACGGAAACGCAATGGCTAAAGTCGGACGCATGAACGTGGTGGTCACCGCCGGTACCTCCGGCCTGACTCGCGGCCTTCGTGCATCCGAGACGGCTATCGATCGGTTCGTCGGCAGGGCGGGTAAAGCGTCGTCTATCATCGGCGGCCAGATGCGCAAGGGCATCAACTCGGGCGGTTCGGCGCTGGTTGCTTTTGGCGCGGCCGCAACCGCTGGCGTTGTGGCGACGGGCATCGCGATCAAGGCGGGTGCGGATCGGATCGACGATCTGGCCGACAGCAGCAAGCGGCTCCTGGGCAATAATGGTGCAACCGGCGCACTGGCCGGGCTGCGCTATGCCGCCGAAGAGGCTGGCGTCGAAGCGGGCGTGCTCGACAAGGGCATGGAAAAGCTGCTCGATACCATCAGCAAGGCGAAGCGTGGCGACAAGGGATCAATCGAAGCGTTCCGCGCTATCGGGCTTGACGCGGAGAATCTTGCCCGGATGCGACCGGAGCAGCGCATGATCGCCGTTGCCGACGCGCTCGGGCAGGTGAAGGACGCGGGCGACAAGATCAGCCTGTCGAAAGGCATCTTCGGCAAGGCGGGCGGCAGCCTCATTCCGCTATTCAACGAAGGCGGCGAGGCCATTCAAGGGGCCATCCGAGACCTTGATATGTTCGGGCATTCGATCACCGCGCTGGACGCCGAGAAGGTTGGCACAATGAACGACCAACTGGGCCGCATGCAACTCGCGTGGGAAGGCGCGACCATGCAGCTTGCCACGCACTTCGCGCCGCTGGTGTCGGATGTGAGCGGCCGCCTACTGGGCATGATCGAGGAAGCGGGTGGCGTCGGATCCGCTGTAGACAAGGCCTTCGGTGCGGCAGTGGAATACACCGGAGACGCACTCGACGCACTCGAAGATCTGAATATCGGTTGGCTCAAATTCAAGCAGACGGTTACGGGCGTTGGCATTATCTTGACCGACATTGGAAACTTCGCCGCGAACATGAATCCGGCGAAACACATTGCCGAATGGTTTACGGGCGACGAAGCAGAAAATCGGCTTGCCGGGATCGCGCCCGACAAGCGCGCCGAATTTGATCGACTGCTGAAGGAGTCTGGTGGCTTCCAGAGCGAGAAGGTAGACATTCGCGCTGGCTTGGTTGATGAGAATAGAGACATCCAACAGCAGATCAAGGACGCCGAGGAAAGCCGCACGAAGCGCGGCAGTCTCGGCGACCGTTTTAAGGCGTGGGAAAAATCGGCACAGGCCAAGGGTGCGACGAATGCCGCAGCGAAACTGGCCGACGCATCGGTAACGCGACTCGCCGTAGAAGAGGACATCACCGAGGAAGCCGAGAAGCAGACCAAAGAGAAGAAGGACCAATTGCGGCTGGAGCAGGGCGGGCAGGGCAAGTTCGCACTGATGGCATTCAACGGCGTGGGCAGCGTGGCGAAGCCCGAGGCGAAGGACAAGCCCCTCGCTGCCGCTGCGGAGAAGGGTGTAGTAGCCCAAGCGCTGGCTGATTCGCCCGCGCTGGCCCCTGTGGTGGCGGCGGCTGCGGCTGCGCCCATGATGCCGCGCGCCACGTCCACACCGGCGGCTGCGGCACCGGCGTCCGCGCCCGGATTCGGCACAAAAGAATTCTTCGACGGCGTGATCTTCGGTGGTGGCGAGCAGCCCAAGAGCGGACATTCAATGCTGCCCAATTACCTGAGCAAGGTGCCCCAGGGAGAGCCGAATTGGAAATCGAAGATACCCACCGGCGACCCCGCATACCTGGCAAAGATGGAAGGCGGCGCGGGCGCTATGCCGGGCGGGGGCCAATCCGACGCCAAGCTCGACAAGCTCGCCCAATTGCTGGAACAGATCGCCAGCAATACCAAAGAGCCACGCACCGCGAGGTTGACGTAAATGGCCGTGCACGTAAAAGTCGGCGACCTCGAAGCCACAGAGAACAACGGCGTTGTGGAGTCGTTGCGTCGCAGCTACATCGTTACGGGTATCGACGCTTCCTCCGGGCCCAACCTCTTGTGGCAGGCGCTCACAGCCAACGGCATCCCGGTGGATGGACAGCAGGCGACGGGCGACAGCAATTTAGTTTGCACCGGGCGCCAGGTGAAGGTGCTCAATAATTCGAAGACTCAATGTGAGGTATTCGTAGAGTATCGGGCGCGCGGCGCGGCGGACCGGTTCATCTTCTCGGGCGGCACGTCGCTGACTTCGACCGTTACCCAGGTGGACACCTATCGGAACCAGGTTGTCGTGAGCCATACCTGGCCGGACGACGATCCAGACCCCGACTTGCGTGGGTTCTTCGATTCGCAGCCTATCGACCTGAGCGTGATGCAGCCGCAGTCCACGCTCGTGGCCACGGGCATGCTGCGTGTTGCTTACCCCGATCACGTTTCCCGCCTGTGGACAGGATCCATGAACAGCGCGGCATGGGCTAGCGCTGGCCCATATGAATACCTCTGCACCCGCGTGGACTGGAACCCTTTGGACGTGGGTTTCGGCAAGCAGCGCAAATGGATGTTTCGCTTCGAGTTCCAGCACGACTACACCACGTGGGTTCCCCAAGTGTTCTTCACGGATCCGCGAACGAACAAGCCCGCAAAGAACCTGATCCCAGGCGTCGGCACGAAACAGATCGACTGGTACGGCCTGCTCGATTTCAATGTTCTTTTCCCGGTGAGGTAGCGGCATGTTGAACCCATCACAGAAAATGCCGACCTTCAATCGCGGGCAAGCGCTTCCGGCGGACGCGCTTAATCATGTAGTTGAGGCAGTGAAGCGGATGATTAAGGAGGGGAAGGGGATTCACATCGAGAGCGCGGGTGACCAGATCGTGATTCATGCGAAGGGGCAACCGATGGGTGGTGGTGGCGGGGGTGGCGCGCAGTACTTCTATTCCGCTGCGAGCAAGGCGCTACTTGAAGAGTATACAGGCGTTGTTTCCGTGGCCATCGGGCGCGTCACGGGCGGCGCGGACCAAGGCGTGATGTATTGCCGCAACCCCGACAACACTGGCTGGAACGCCATCAACAGGCTTGAATAATGGCATGGCCTACTCCCGATCTGGAAGACGTTATTTTGTCGTATGACACCGGCGGCAAGCGGTGGCTCCATGCGCTGTGCTTGGCGCTGAATGAACGGCAGGCAAGCATGGGCGTCGCGCTCACGGAATTCATAAAGGGCGACGGCAGCGAAGATTCCATGCTAGACATTACCGACTTTACCGGACTATGGATTGGCGGGCCTGACGATGGTGCTGTTACTAATTTAAATCGCGTAATGGGCGGGTTAAAAACAATGCTTGCCGCGCAGTCTGCTAGTGGCTCGTTTGGTATTGGATCTACATACCAACAATTCACCACGACATCAGGATCCAGCGGAAGCGGGTACACGCTCAGTTCTCTTCAGACTGCGATAGGGCTTGGCTCTTTCCCTGATGAGTGCGAATCGTGGGCTGACCTGAATTTCTGGAAGCAACTAAAAGAATCTTTTGACCTGCTAATTTATGCCAGGCGATATATTTCTGCATCGCGCGGATCGGTATCCGAAAGGCAAAGCCCGTCATTCGATATAGACCCCGAAGTAGCATGGGATAGTTGCTATGCGGACAGCCCATCTACAGTCAGCGGAACATCTACATACGGCTGGCTCGCCTTCGGATATCAAACAAGCTTCGGAGCATACCGATTTGTAGTCAGGGAAGGCCCAAGCGAAGCGACGATAAATACCACAAGCCTTTCCGGCACGCTAACAGAGGCATACCTTTCTTTGGCCGCCTATGTCGGTGCAGATGGAAATCCAGCCCAGTTCCCGTCTGGATGGACGTGCGAAGGTCTCACATTTTATGTCGATACCGTTGGGCTTGTGGCGACTGGGGACATAGCCATCGGTGCAAACAATGTGCTGACGGTTGATTGCTTAGAAAACATGCCAGCGACTTACGAGCCCGCTGTTGTGGTCGATCCTATATATCCAAACATTAGCGTTCAGGGCGCTCTAATTTATTTCGACATCGCCGCAGAACTCACGGACCAAGCCTGATGCCCCTCGTGACCACAGCCGAGCAAGTTGCACCTACCACGGTACGCTACACGTGGTCCGGCACCGCGCCCTACGACATGTGGTTGAACGGAGAAAAGTTGCTTGCCGGGACGCTCGCGACCTCCTTCATTGTGGATTACTCCGACGGCGAGGCCGAGCCATGGATCGAGGTGCTCGACGCCGACGATACCGAACCCGCGCAGAGCGAGCAGTACAGCCCGCGCATGCGCCTCCAGTGGCGTGGCCAAGCTGATGCCGAGATGTACGCCTTGCAGCGCTTCAACCCTGACCCCGAAGAGGGCGAAGAGGAATGGGAAGATAAGCAATTCGTCCGCGAGATGGGGCGCGGCTACTACTGGTCCTGGACAACGCCCGAGGCCCACGGTAGCGAAACGCTTTGGCGGGTCGTCGCCCAGGACACGCGGGAATACACATCCTCTGTCATCGAGTACAGCAAACTGACCGTCTGCAATCCGGGAACGCCCGTGGTTTCGGGCGACTACGACGCCGACACCGGAGACCTGACCGTCGATGGCTAACGCGCGCACGAACATTGACTCCCTCGGCATCTACCTGTCCGACCCTCAAGGTTTGGGCGGGGCGCGTGCCGATCTCGAGTTCTGGCCGCTGGAGCCAGTCATCGATCCGGGCATTCCCTCCATCGTGATCGAGCAGGTGAGCGCCGCATGTGGCGAGGGACAGGCCCACATCATCGCAGCCGGGGCCAACTCTCTGAAGTTCGCAGCGCCCGGTGAAGAGTACGGCGAGGCCGTCACGGTGGCGGCAAATACCTCCGCGCTCCTGGAAAGCGAGACGCCCGGGAAGGCCGTGCGGATTTACCGCGATTCTGTGTACAACGCGGCGGACCTCTCCGGCGATCTGGTCTTCCGGCTCGTTATGGGCATCAACAATTCCATCGGCATGGCCAACGAGACCGTTGCCGGGGGAACGCGCTACGGTTGCGCCTGGCTACACAATCACAGCGCCCTGCCCGTAACCGGCATCACCGTGACGGGCAATGCCGACTATGACGTCGCGCTCGAAGTCCCCACGGCGGGCCTCGTGCAGATCCCAGCCGACGACGAGACCGCGCCCAGTGGGGTGACCTTCGGGAGCACCGACACGGCGGCCACGCTTGCCCCTGGAGAGTCGTTGGTGCTTCGGTGGCGTCGTACCCTGACCGCGCCCGATATGAGCCCGCTGGTGGACACGGACGTAACGGTCGAATGGACATGGGATGGCGATGTCTACAGCCAAACACTTCCGGGCCGCTACCGCGTTTCCGATCCGGCGCTGGCCGTTTACGCTCTGTACCTTGGTGAAGACACCGAACCCGATTTCGAAGCCTCGCCCGCGGAGTCTGGCGCGTTGCCCCTGGTGACGGCGCTGGCCCCTGGGCATACGTGGCGCTGGGTGGTGCGTGAGGTCAACGAGTTCGGGCTGTCCAGCAAGAACACCCTGAGCCGTCGCGTGGTCGTCGGTGCGGGCGGCGAAGACGAGGCCGAGGCCCTGACTGACCCCGAGGTGATATCCATCACCAGCGCTCCAGGCGGCGAGGTGGACGTGCGGCTACGCTACAACGGCATTGCCGATGCAGTCATGGCTGACACCTTCCGGCTTTACGTGGGCGCGAATATCTCCATCAACGGCGACGACCCAACGCCCGACCCTGATACCGACGAGCCGAACGATACCGAGATGGTTGTCTTCGGCCTTGCCCGGCCCGACCTTGAAATGGTGGTACGCCTGGGCCCCTACCCCTATGGAACTCCCGTGGCCGTGATAGCGCGCGTGTACTCTTCCGAGCTCGAAGCCGAGAGCACGTCGATGGAAGTCCACACGGTGACCGTCACGACACAAGCCCCTGTGGGGATGCACCAGTTCGCCGTGGCGGCGGGCGGCATTCACGGCGCGGGCCGTACACAGTCTGAGGGCACAGTCTACTACGACGCGCCAACCAACTCTGTGGGCATCAAGACCCTGAGCGGCGAGGTTGTTCTCTTCGGGAGCAGCGAGGCATTTCGCGCGGCCTTCGGGAGTGACACGCTATTCCGGACGCGCTTCAGCCTGGCCACCGTGGAGCACTTCGCGGCGGGATCGAACAGCCCCATCGAAGCGATCAGCGCCAACGAAATTTACATCAACGTGGCGGGAATTCGCCTGGCGCGCATTGACTTCGTGGCCGGTGTTATCGAGGCGGCCGCTTTCACCATCGGCGCGGACCGCATTGATTTGCCGGTCATCGGCCCCATCTACGCGACGGGATCGGAAACAAACATCATGGTACGCAACAGCCTCACGGGCCGCTGGACTCCAGCCTTGCGCGTGGACGATACCGGGCGGCTGACCGTGTACCTGCCCTATAGACAGGAGCTTGAATAATGCCTGATCCAAGCCTATTGATCGGCGACGTGAACGTCATCGGCACACTTAGCGTGAATGGGGTGGACGTCACTACAGGTGTGACCGCAGGTGAGCACGTTGCGCGGGCGCTGTTGGCCGTAGTCGGCGTGTCGCCCACGGATAGCGGGGTTGTCGGCGGGGCGGCCTGGCTGAAGGTCGAGGCGCAGAGCAGCCCGAACCTGACCGTGAAGATCAGCAGCGGCGCGGTGTATATCGCGGGCGTGCTGACCTCCTCGGCGGCCGTGGCGAGCCTAACGGGCTTCGCGGCACCGGCTACGAATCCGCGTATTGACATCGTGCAGATTTCGACGGCGGGGGTAATCAGCCGGAAGGCCGGGACGGAGAACGCCAGCCCCAGCGCGCCATCGCCCGACGCGAACAATTTCAAACTTGCCGAGGTGTACAACCGCGTGGGGCAGACCTCGGTGAGGGACACCGACGACGCGAGCAACGGCTATATCACGAATAACGGAGCACACATTTAATGAAACGACGCATCCAATACCTGACCGTGGCCTTCGTGGCGATCTGCACGTGCGCGTTCACGCTTTCGAACTATCGCGAGGTTCCCGGTTCATTCTTGATACCGGGCGACCTGATCCTGAAAGAGCGGGCCGACCATGCGCAGACCCCGATCGCGGGGTTTGGGTACCTGTGGGTGAAGAACACGGTGCCTTCGACGCTGATTTTTACGGACGATACCGGGGGCGACACGACACTGGGCGCGGGGGGTGGTGGCGGCATCACGGCGTTGACAGGGGACGTGACCGCGAGCGGATCGGGCAGCGTGGCGGCGACGATTGCGGCGGGGGCGGTGGACATCGCCATGCTGAGCGCCACGGGCACGCCCTCGGGTACGACGTACCTTCGCGGGGACAACACGTGGGCGACTCCGGCGGGCGGCGGCGATGCGCTGGTGGCGAATCCACTGTCGCAGTTTGCCGCCACTACGAGCAGCCAGCTTGCCGGAGTTATTTCCGACGAGACTGGGACTGGGGCGCTGGTGTTCGGCACTTCGCCCAGCTTTACGACCCCTGCGCTTGGCACGCCATCTTCCGCGACCTTGACCAATGCGACCGGGCTACCGATATCCGGGCTGGCCTCTGGGAACTCGGCGGCGCTGATTGCCGTGCTGAGCGATGAGACGGGGACGGGCGCGGCGGTATTTGGGACGAGTCCCACACTGACTACGCCGAACCTTGGAACGCCCAGCGCGGGCGTGTTGACCAACGCCACGGGCCTGCCTATTGCGGCGGGCCTGGCGGCGGGCAACAGTGCGGACCTCGCGGGGCGGCTGAGCGATGAAACCGGGACCGGGGCCTTTGTGCTGGCGAATTCGCCCACGCTTGTGACGCCCGCGCTCGGGACTCCGGCGTCTGGTGTGCTCACGAACGCGACCGGACTCCCGATTGCCGCTGGTCTCGCGGTGGGGACTTCTTCCGATTTGGCTGGGCGGATCTCTGATGAGACCGGCAGCGGCGCGCTGGTGCTTGCGACGAGTCCGACCTTCACCACGCCTGCCCTGGGCACGCCCTCGGCCTTGGTGTTGACCAATGCAACGGGATTACCCGTGGCGGGTGGCGGTACGGGCCAGAGCACGCTGGGCGATGCGGGGGTGGTCATCGGCAACGGCACCAGCGGCGTGAACGTGACCGGCGCGGGAACGGCTGGCGAGGTGCTAACGAGTGGCGGCGCGGGGGTTGACCCGACCTTTCAGGCGGCTCCGGTGACGCTGACGAATACCGCCACACTGACGAACAAGCGGATCTCCGCGCGGACCGGGACGACGACCAGCAGCGCGACACCCACGATCAATACCGACAATTACGACCTGTACATCATCACGGCACAGGCGGCGGACATTACCTCGATGACCAGCGGCCTGAGCGGCACGCCTGCGACGGGGGACTACATCGACATCTGGATCACGGGGACGGGCGCGCGTGCGATCACGTGGGGGGCTTCGTGGGCCAGCGGTGCGGCGACTTTGCCGACGACGACGATCACAACGAAAACTTTGTACACGCGGGCCGTATGGGATGGCTCGGTTTGGCGCTGCATGGCTACCGGCAGCAACCCTTAAGGAACACGACATGAAATACCTGATTCTAATTCTGGCCTGCCTTCCGGCGATGGCCGACACCCTGGAAGACCGACGCGCTGAGATTGCTGCGGCCCCCGGCGTGCTCACTGCGATCATCCAGTCTGACGCCCAGGGGGAGCCGCTGACCGCGCCCGTGGCGGCACTGAAAACGCCCGAGGGTGTGATTGACCTGTTCCCCGGCTACGTGGTGGCGCGGATCAGCTACCTCTACCAGGACGGCGACGTGATCGCCGATAACACGGTGGCCGTGATCCAGAACACGAGCACGCTGGAAACTTCTTGGCAGACGCGGCCCCCGCTGGTGCTTGCCGTGGACACCAAGCCCGAACCCATTGACGAGGTGGCGCCCATCATTTCGGCTATCGAGACCACGCAGAGCGTGAAGATCGTGAAGTACTCCATTGCCTACTACGACGGGTATGCCGACGTGGACGCGGCTATCGAGTCGGCGGGCAAACTCCGGGACGCGCGGTACTACGTGGGAACGGATGACAAGGGCGCGCTGGTGGTGAAGCCCTACGACACGGCGGCGGCGGTGAGCGCTGAGGCGGTGAAATAATGAAGCGCTGGCTGATTCTATTCGCGGCGCTGCTGCTGCCCTGGACGGCGGTGGCCACGTGCTCCGACTGCGCGGGGTCGGCGGGCTACGTGACGATCACCGTGGACGCCGCGCAGGTGGAAGAGGCGACGGCCTACGCGCCTTTCTACCTGTCCGACATGCCCGGCGACTTTCACTCGGCCATGGACGCGGTATCAGACACCACGGGCGAATCCATCCGCGTGACGACGGCGGACGGCTCTACGGAGTGCGCCATCTACGTGGTGGACGTGGACACCGGCACCGATACAGGCATGGTGATCTTCGAGTTGATCGGCGTGTCGGCCAGCGTTAATACGGATTATCGTGTCTACGTGGGTAATGCCAGCGCGACGATGTACGCCGCGACGGATACCTATGGACAATACAACGTGTTCCCGTCTTCGGTCACGATGTTTTACCCGTTGTGTGGAGCCAATCCGTTGAACAACGCGGCACAGAATGCCTACCACCTCACGGCCAGCGGGTCGCCTTCGACGAGCAGCAACGGGCCAACCGAGGGCGCGGAGTCGTATCTGTTTTCGGGGAGCGGGCAGTACCTCTACGCAGGCACGCCGCCCATGATTGACTGGCCGGTGGCAATATCCGGCTGGTTCAATTCAGACTCGGCCACGCTGGCGCAGACCATTGCGGCGCTCGCGGATACGGGGCAGTCCGACAACTACGCGGTGCTGGAGTTGGCCGGGACGACGGGGGGCGATCCGGTTCGCTTCCGAGCCTA